GATTGTTACATATATAAAGAAGATATTCAAGTTGAATATGAGGCTATTGTTGATAATTTAAATGAATATTTAATTAATCAATATAGTAATATTAGTGTATATGATAAATACAAAAGACAAGAATAAAATCTTTTATTCTGAAAAACTACTTAATGCTGTCGAATCTAAATTTGGAATACATTCAGATGAATATGAAGCAGCAATTAATGGTGATTATGCTTTAGGTAGTATGATCGAAGAATACTGTTATCCTGATCAAATTCCTGCGGATCAATTTATAATTGCTTATGAACAAGGTGATGACGAATTATGGCGTTATTATCAAATGTTTATACAAAATCAAGATTATAGAAAAATATATAATATGTGGTTAGAAGCAATGCATACTGAAGATGTAGAAAATTATGCAGAGTTTGTAGAATATGCAGAATAACACAAAAATTAATGTTAATAGTCAACTAAGAAGTTCCTTAGTTGACTATATTAACAACATAAAAGTTATACAAAAAGATAACTATAAAGTGGCTATTATAGATGCTGATAGTATAATTTATGCAACAGCTGTTGATAAAAAACAGGCTGATGAACAAATAGAGCAATATGGTAATCAAATTGAAAGAACTTTAGATGATGTAATAAATGAATTTAATATTCATTTTACTAATATCTTAATGAACTCAGGTTGTATATACTATGTAGCACTATTAACAGGAGGCTCTCATAGATATAGTTTATATTCAGAGTATAAAGCTAACAGAAAGAAATTAGAAAAACCTAAATATCTTAAAGAATTAACTAATTATTGTATTAGTAATTGGAATTTTATTAAGATGGAAGGCTTTGAAGCTGATGATTTAGTTAATGTGGCTAATAACTATTTCAAAACTCAAAATATTTCTACTGTATTAGTACATACAGATAAGGATTTAAACCAAATTGAGGGTACTCATTATAATTACAAAAGTAATGATTTCTATGAAGTTGATAGTAGTGAAGCATCTTATAGCTTATGGACACAAGTTATAGTTGGTGATTCTACTGATAATATTAAAGGATTAAAAGGTAAGGGTATAGCATTTGCTTATAAACTTTTACTTAATTTAGATGATAATGCATCTATGAGAACAGTAGTTCTTGATGCTTATACTGATGTGTTAGGTGAACAGTTAGGTATTAATGAGTTTGCTTTAAACTATAATTTAGTTAAGTTATTAGATAATATCAAAGATGTTGAAATATTTATTCCTACTAAGATAGAAGAAATCATTAATTTTGAAGTTAGTTTAAATATATAATAATTAATAAATTAAGGATGATTGTTGTGGAGAATGAGGAAACTAATAATAAAAAATCTAATTTTGATTACAATAAGTTAACAAAAGCTAGAGTTTTTATTAGATGTATGTTAAGTTATCCTTTTGATTTTTATGGTGAAGATTTTCACAATTGCTACATAGGTAAAAAAGATCCTGTAATGTATCTTGTATTTAAGAAACCTATTAAAGATTTTTATAATTTTAATAAGATTAATGATACTTTAAATACAGATGAATATTATTGTGGAACTAAATCTACAAATAATTGGTACATTATTAAGATGAATATACCTCAGCAATATGTGAATGATTATTATAAATTTATAGAGGGTAAGTATTCTAAAATGTCTGAAGACTATAAAGAAAATCTACTAAACACTTTGTTAAAGTATGATATGACTAAAATAGTTTATAAGAAAATTAAAGAATGCTTATATCCTACTAAAGAAGCTAGAAAAAAACTTGAAGATGAACTTAATGAGAAATTAAGTCCTGATGCAGAAATTATGAGTATACCAAATTTAGACATTGAAATTTATAAAGATGAACACTTTAAAGACTAATGAGATGGCTACAAAGTTTGATAAAGGTAAACCTAGTTTTACTAGTATACCTCAAAAAGCTTTATTAGAAGTAGCAAAAGGTTTTACGGTTGGATTAAATAAATATGGACAATTTAATTATTCTAAACCAATGCCTGTAACTAGATATTTAGATGCATTACATAGACATTTAAATCAATATCTAACTAATATTGATAAAGATGATATAGATGAATCTAATGTACATCATTTAGCTTTAGTAGCTTGTAATGCAATGATGGCTTTAGATGGTATTTTAACTGGTACTGTAATTGATGATAGAAATATTAGTTACAAAATAAGTAGTAATAAACAAACAGAATTAATATTTGAATAGAATGAATAAAGAAGAAACATTAAAGTATGCAGAAGACATTAAGCCTAATTATGTGTATGTAAAACTAAAAAAGTTACATCCTCAAGCTCAAATGCCTGTGTATGCTAATTTAACTGATGCTGGTGCAGATTTAACAGCAGTTAGTGTAACTCATGTACCAGCTACACCTGAAGAAGCTGCGTATTATGAGTATGGTACTGGTATTGCTATAAAAGTTCCTGAAGGTTATGCTGGATTTATTTATCCTAGAAGTAGTGTATCTAAGAAAGATTTATTTTTAGCTAATGCTGTAGGTGTAGTAGATTCTGGTTATATAGGTGAAATAAAACTACGTTTTAAATATAAAACTAATCCTAAGATTTATAATATAGGAGATAAAATAGGTCAACTAATTGTAATGCCTGTACCTACTATTCATTTTAGTGAAGTATCTGAATTACCTATAACTGATAGAGGACATGGAGGATTTGGAAGTTCAGGAAACTAATGAAACTGACGGCTTTATACAAGTCACAGCTCATTTATTAGGTATAAAAACTGATCAAGTTGCTATTCTTTATAATAGTTGTAGTGAGGAAGAAAAATCTATTATTAAAGAATATTTAATAACTGATCCTGATAAAGTTAAACCTAATATTGAAGGAATTATTAATAAATATTTAAAGAATGAAAGTAACTAATAAGAGAGTTAATAAGATCAAAAGATTATACTTTGATATAGAAACTAGTTATAATATTGTAAAATCCTGGAGGATTGGTTACGATATTAAGCTAGATCCTAGTAGTATAATTAAAGAAAGAGCCATAATTTGTATCTGTTACAAGTGGGAAGGTGATAAAAATGTTAAATGTTTAACATGGAATAGAGGTGATGATAGTAGCATGATTCTTAAGTTCTCAGAGATCTTAAATTCAGCTGATGAAGTGGTAGGACATAATAGTGATAAATTTGACGTTAAATGGTTTAGAACTAGGTGTTTGTACCATGGAGTAGCATTAACTCCTTATATTCAATCTATTGATACCTTAAAAGAAGCTAAAAAACTATTCTTGTTTAATTCTAATAAGTTAGATTATATAAGTAAATTTATAGGTCTTAATGGTAAAATAGAAACAGGTGGATTAGAGTTATGGGATGATATTATTTTAAGAAATAACAGACAATCTTTGTATAAAATGGTACAATATTGTAAGAACGATGTTGTTTTATTAGAAAAAGTATTCTTAAAACTTAATCCTTATTTAAAGAACAAAATTACAAAAACTGTACGTATAGAAGGTGATGGACTACATTGTGTAGAATGTAACTCTACTAATATTAGAAAAGTTAAACTACGAATTAGTGCAGCTGGTAGATATACTCAACAGTATAGATGTAATGATTGTGGTAAGTATCATTCAATTTCAATTAAAAACCCTAATAAAAAGTAATATGGACAAATCAAAGCCAAACTATTTAAGCCAATATTTTAGTAAATTTTTAAATACTAGTTCATTAGAAGAACGTATTCAATCAGAACTTAATAAGTCTGAAATGACTAAAAAAGTATATGAAAAAGATGGATTTATTGTAACAGAAATTAGTGGTAAAACTCCTAGTGGTGGATTCTATTCAGAAACTACTTATAGTTATAAAGCTAGTGATAATAATGCTAAAATTATTGAACAAAAAAATGTTGAATTAAATGAAGCTATAAAACAACAAGATTTTGAGAGAGCAGCTATCCTAAGAGATACAATTGCTGCTCTTAGAGAAAATCAGTAAGTACTATTCTATATATTATTAGAATAAATTGGGAATGACGAGTGTGGGGGATATATTGTATCCCCCTACTCAATTAAGTGTAGAAATTAAATAATATATATGATAGAAAATAAAGAAAAAGAAACCTCAATTAAAGTTTTAAGTGACATTGTAGTATTCAATAAGTATGCTAAATATATACCTTCATTGAAAAGAAGAGAAACCTATAATGAAGTAGTAGATAGATATATAAGCATGATGATTAAGAAATATCCTCATTTAAAAGAAGATATTATTTACCAATCAAAGTTTATATATGATAAAAAAGTATTGCCTAGTATGAGAGCTATGCAATTCTCTGGTGCTGCTATTGAAAAGAATGAAGCTAGAATTTATAATTGTTGTTATTTACCTATTGATGATTATAGAAGTTTTAGTGAAATTATGTTTCTCCTATTAGGAGGTACAGGTGTAGGATACTCTGTTCAAAATAATCATATTGAGAAGTTACCTGAGATTCATAAACCTACTAAGGAACAAAAGTATCTTGTAGGTGATAGTATTGAAGGTTGGGCTGATGCTGTAAGACATCTTATGGCTAGTTACTTTGGATTAAGAACTACTAAACCTAAATTTGATTTTAGTGACATTAGAGCTAAAGGACAAAGACTTATTACAGCTGGAGGTAAAGCTCCAGGACCTGAACCCCTTATGAGGTGTTTATTTGAAATAGAAAGGATTCTTGATAGAAAAAATAATGGTGAGAAATTAACATCATTAGAAGTACATGATATTGTATGTCACTTAGCTGATTCAGTACTTGCAGGAGGTATTCGTAGAGCTGCTTTAATATGTTTATTTAATGCAGATGATGAAGATATGCTTACTTGTAAGTTTGGTAATTGGTGGGAAACTAATCCACAAAGAGGTAGAGCTAATAATTCTGCTGTCCTTGTAAGACATAAGATATCAAAAGAATTCTTTTTAGATCTGTGGAAAAAGATTGAACTCTCTAATAGTGGAGAACCTGGTATTTATTTTACCAACAACCCTGATTGGGGTACAAATCCGTGTTGTGAAATTGCACTAAGACCTTATCAGTTTTGTAACTTATCTGAGATTAATGTATCAAATTTAGAGTCACAAGAAGACTATAATCAAAGAGCACAAGCTGCATCATTCTTTGGTACATTACAAGCAGGATTTACTGATTTTCATTATCTCAGACCTATCTGGAAGAAAACTACTGAGAAAGATGCTTTAATTGGTATAGGAATGACTGGTATTGCTTCTAATGAAGTATTTAAGTATGATCCTAAAGAAGCTACAAAAATTGTTATTGAAACTAATAAACATGTAGCTAACTATATAGGTATTAATCCAGCGGCTAGAACAACTTGTATTAAACCATCTGGTACTACTAGTTTGGTATTAGGTGTAAGTTCAGGTATTCATGCTTGGCATAATGATTATTATATTAGAAGGATGCAGATGAATAAATCTGAAGCTATCTATGAGTATTTAAGTGCTAATCATCCTGAAATTATTCAAGATTACAAGATGATACCTAATAGTGCTGTAGTAGAAATACCTATTAAAGCACCTGAAGGAGCTACTATTAGGAATAAAGAAACAGCTTTAGAGTTACTTGAAAAAGTTAAAACTTTAAATGAAACTTGGATTAAACCTGGTCATAATGCTGGTGAAAATACTCATAATATATCTGCTACTATATCTATTGATAAAAATAGAATGTATGATGTAGACATTACAGATAAAGATTATTCTGATGTTTTATTAAGACACATTGTTAAAAAGGATGAGTGGGAAGTAGTAGGAGAATGGATGTGGAATAACAGATCTTGTTTTAACGGATTAAGTGTATTACCTTATGATGGAGGATCTTATATTCAAGCACCTTTTGAAGATATAACTAAAGAGCAATATGATGAACTAATAAAGCATGTACATTCTATTGACTTAACTAAAGTAATTGAAGCTGATGACAATACTACCTTAGTTGATGAAATAGCTTGTGGAGCAGCTGGTTGTGAAATAAAATAATAACTCATGAAAACACCTAATAGACCAAGAAAAAATGAAATTAAGGCTATTAATGCAATTCAGTTAAATGAGGAGCAAAAAAAAGCCAAGCAGTTAATAATTGATAACCAAATAGTTATTGTGACTGGAAGAGCAGGATCAGGTAAATCCCTGGTCTGTGCTCAAGCAGCACTTGATTTCTTAAAAAAGAAACAAATAAATTGTATTTGGAACACTAGAGCTGCTATTGAAGTAGGTAAATCTTTAGGTTTTTTACCTGGAGAATTGAATGAAAAGTTTGATCCTTATATGGAAGCATTTTTAGATAATCTAAATAAATGTTGTACTAATAAAGAAGAAGTTGATACTCTTCTTAAAGGAGAAAAGATTAAAGCATTACCTATTCAATTTATTAGAGGTAAAACTATTGATGATATTTTAATAGTTGAAGAAGCACAAAATACCACTAAAGCTGAAATGTTAGCTGTCTTAACTAGATTAGGAAAAACTGGTAAGATAATAATCAATGGTGATAATGAGCAGAAAGACATTAAAGACGAGTTTAACGGACTTTCATATGCTATTGAACTATCTAAGAGTATAGATGGTATTAAATGGATTAAACTGAAAGAAAACCACAGATCTGATTTAGTAGGTAAGATACTAGATTATGAATATAATGGAAAATAATTAAACAAAATGAAGATTTGGCATATAAGTGATACACATACTAAACATAAATATCTTAATCCTCCTAAAGATTGTGATATTGTAATATTTAGTGGTGATTGTAGTAATCCTAGAGAACCTTCTATTAATGAAATACAAGTAAGAGATTTTATAACTTGGTTTGCAAATCTTTCTATAAAGTATAAAATATTTGTAGCAGGTAATCATGACACTTCTATTCAAGCTGGGTATTTAACAAAAGATAATTTTGAATCAGTAGGAATTACTTATTTAGAAAATAGTTCAATTGAAATAGAAGGATTAAAGATATGGGGTAGTCCATATACTCCTAGTTTTGGAATAGGTTGGGCTTACAATAAGAAGCGTGAAAAATTACATGATTTGTGGGCTACTATACCTGATGATACTGATATTATAATAACTCATGGTCCTCCTAAAGGGATTATGGACTTAGCTTATCATAAAATAGATAATAAGTGGTTATTAGAGTATTGTGGATGTGGTGCTTTATTAAAAAGAGTATTTCAAATTAAACCTAAGTTAGTTTGTTTTGGACATATTCATGATAATGAAGATAACTTAAATTCAGGTATTAGACAACTAGGAACTCTACCTACTATTTTTAGTAATGGTAGTGTAGTAACAGATGGACAGTTTGATAAAGGACCTAGTAATAATGGTAATTTAATAACAATTTAAATGTTTAAAAAGAACTTTGAACAAAGAACTAATTCATTTTTATCAGTGTTTACTAAGATGGTAGACGGATTGGATAAGATGAATCAAGAAATTAATGAAGAGAATAGACTTAAAGAGGAAAAAATAAAAACTCTTCAAGATGAGATACATGCTAACAGCAGAGTATATTATAAGAATGATGTAATTAAATCAAATATTAACAAAATTTTAGCAGGATAATTATGAAGAAATCAAAAACAACAAAAGGTAAAATTAAATGTGTAACTACTAAAACTATTAAAGGTAAACGAGTTACA